GAAAATCGCTGTTTTTGGCCAATCTAGGCGTGAATTTTGCGCTGGCAGGACTGAATGTTATCTATCTGACTCTAGAATTGTCAGAACCACTGGTGTCTATGCGAATTGATAGTATGACCACTGGTATCTCAACAAAAGAGATATTTAAAGACATAGATAATTTAGATATGAAGGTTCGCATGATTGGCAAGAAAGCTGGCGCATATCAAGTAAAATATATGCCATCAGGCAAGACTGTAAACGACATTCGAAGCTACATGAAAGAGTTTGAAATCAAAACAGGCAAGAAGGTAGACATACTTTTAGTAGACTATTTAGACTTGTTGATGCCTATTTCAAAGAAGATCTCCGCAGAAAACTTGTTTATCAAAGACAAGTTTGTTAGTGAAGAACTGCGTAACTTGGCCATGGAAAAGAACGTGGTCTGTGTTACAGCCGCACAGTTGAATCGTGGTGCTGTTGAAGAAGTAGAGTTTGACCATAGTCATATTTCAGGTGGACTTAGTAAGATTCAAACAGCAGATAACGTGTTTGGTATCTTTACAAGCCGTGCCATGCGTGAGCGTGGTAAGTATCAAATTCAGCTGATGAAAACTCGTAGTAGCAGTGGTGTCGGTATGAAGATTGATCTTGAGTTTGATGTAGATACTCTACGTATTACAGACGCTGGGGAAGATGGACAGGGGGATGGAGATTACCGTCCTAAGTCTAGTGCTATTCTTGACAACATCAAACGTCAAAATACCGCACCCGCTACAGTTGACGCTGAAACTGGGGAAATAGCGGATCCGCAACAGGGCGCACCCTTGCCTAAGATTAGGGCGCAAACTGACTCAACTAAACTGCGACAGTTTTTAAATAATCTTGGTGACAGTGCAGAATAACCAATAAATACTAGTCTATAAAGACTAGACCTAACGAGTTCTGGGTCGATAAATACATTAACGCAAGGATGTAAACCCATGACCAAACATGTAAGACTGCCAGGATATAGTGCTGTCGATTTAGACAGATTAAGCTATTCAAACGGCACACTAGTTAGTGACACCACTAACGTAACTGCTCGATATATGGACGGCGAAACGCCTGGTGGCTTTATATTGGCAACCCAAGACTATGTCCAAACTAATGCTATTACTAGTGTTAACTTGGCAACAAATTTAGCCACTGCATTAATCCCATATGCTAAAACTGTAGACTTAGCACCCTACGCACTTACAGTAGATGTAAACTCTGCAATTTCCGCAATTCCAATTTATTCATTGCCCACCGCAACAACTAGTGTACTAGGCGGTGTTAAAGTTGACGGTACAAGTATCACTATTAATAACGGTGTGATAAGTGGAAGCAATCAATACTCATTACCAATTGCAACAACTAGTATATTAGGTGGCGTCAAACCTGACGGTACCACTATTACTATTAATCCTGTAACAGGTGTAATTAGCGGAGCAAACACTTACACATTGCCAGCCTCAACAACTACAGTTAGAGGTGGTGTTGTTATTCCGGCAGTTGCCACTAGCGGTATTACTAATTCAAGTGGTACTATCGGCCTGGCCACAGCAACAACAACACAACTGGGTGGTGTTAAGGTTGATGGCACTAGTATTACTATTAACGGAAGTGGTGTAATCAGCGGAAGCAATCAGTATGTTCTACCTGCCGCAACAACCACGGTGCTAGGTGGTGTCACTGTTCCAGCAGTTGCTAACTCGGGACTAACAAATACCTCAGGTGCTATTCGTCTAGCTACAGCAACTACTAATCAGTTGGGTGGTGTTAAAGTTGACGGTGTTACCATTACTATTAACGGCTCAGGTGTTATTGCGGCCAACATTACTGGAGCCATTGTGTTCCAGGGCGGATGGTCAGCGGCAACTAATACTCCTACATTAAGTAATGCCTCTAGCGCATACAACACAAACGGTTTTGAATTCGTTGTTACTGCCGCAGGTACAGTTAACTTTGGACTTGGAAACGTTAGTTTTGCTGTAGGCGATAACGTAATTTATGACGGTGTTAAATGGGTTAAAATTCCTATTGGATCATCAGCTGGTACAACCAGTAACGCATTGACATTTGCCAATACTGGCACAGGTGACGTAGCTGGCAGCACGTTTAACGGTAATGCCATACTGACAGTTAGTTATAACACCATCGGTGCTAGCCCTGCGGCTGGATCGTCAAGTATAGATACAGTAGGTACTATCACTGCCGGAACATGGACCGGCAGCGTCATTGGCGCAGCCTATGGTGGTACTGGTGTTAATAATTCGTTTACTCTAACAGTAACTGGTGCTAACCGTACAATTGATCAAAACGTCAACGTTAACTCTGCTCCAATTTTTGTGGGAACAAACTTTTCAGGAACTGCTAGTAGTTTAACAGCAGGTAATGCTACGGCAGCGGTCACTGCTACCACTGCTACCAAAGCAACTAATCTTGCTGGCGGTTCAAATTTACAAATACCATATCAAACAGCCGCAGACACTACGGCTTACCTTAGCGCACCAACTGATAATACCTATTTAAGATACACAACAGGCGGTGGCATTGTTTGGGGTGCAGTAGCTTCAGCAACATCAGCTACCACAGCCACTAACATCGCAGGCGGCGCCCAAAGACAGCTACTAGTGCAAACAGGTGCTGGCGCAACTGGATTTGTAGTAGCACCAACAGTGACTAATACATACTTACAATGGAACGGTACTGCGTTTGTGTTTGCCACAGTTACTGGAGCCACTGGCGGAACAGTGACATCAGTAGGTGGTACTGGCACTGTCAGTGGTATTACATTGTCAGGCACAGTTACTGGTTCAGGTAATTTAACACTAGGTGGCACATTAAGTCTAGTAAGTCCAGGTGCAATTGGAAGTACTACTGCCAACACCGGTGCGTTTACTACCTTATCAGCAAGTACCAGCGTGAGCTTTAGCCCAAGCGGTGCTATCACTCTTAACCCAACTACTGCCGGCACTATCAACAACATGAGCATTGGTGTTACTACCGCGGCCGCTGGTAGATTTACCACTATCACAGCAACCAGTCAAGCACTGACCAGTGACGGCGGCGGAACTATATATCTAAACAATGCTACTAATTCACGTATTGATTTTGCTGTCAGCGGTGTTGCGGCGCCAGCATTTACCACTCGCAGTGCTGGTACAAAGATTGTGTTGTATCCACAGGTAGGTGCGGCAGCAGTTGACTATGCTATTGGTATTGAAGCCGGTACATTATGGAACAGTGTGGCAACCACTGCTCAACAGTTCTTATGGTACGGTGGCACAACGGTTGCGGCAACACTGAGCGGCGCAGGTGCGTTTACACCCAAAGAACTACGTGACACCATATATGCCGCAGGTGCCACAACAGGCACTATAACACCAAACGTGGCCAACGGCAACGTGCAGACTATTACTCTAACAGGCAGTATTACACTGAACGCATTAACAACGCCAGTAACGGGACAGAGTTTGACTCTGATTATCACACAACCAGCTAGTGGTGGACCCTACACATTGACCAGCACTATGAAGTTTGCTGGCGGATTTAAAACACTGAGCACAGCGGCCAATGCCATAGACATGTTGACTATCAGTTACATAGGCACAACCTACTATGCCAGCTTAGTAACAGGATTTGCCTAATGAGACCCGCAGTTTGGCATAGAAACAATTTTGCCATAGTAGGTAGTGGCGCAGTAACTACAGCGGCAGCACCTTTCTATTATGATTTTACCAATACTGCAGAATCATTCACCGCCGCTGGTGCAACACTAACCGTTGGGGCAACATATCTCACAGCTACATCATCTAGTATAGATCCTATCATAAGACGTACTGTTAGCTTTAGCGGTAGTCAATATCCCTATGTACAGATTAGACTGTTGAGAACAGCGGGCACAGGGTGGGATGGCAAGATATTTTATACCACTGGCGGGCATGGCGAAAGCGCACTATACTATGCTCAGATGACTGAACCTGTATACGGCGGATCATTTCAATGGATAACTGTGGATATGCGTAGTTTAACGCTAGGCGGCACGGATTGGACAGACAATACAATAACTGGCATTAGAATCGATCTTGGCGCTACATCGTTAGACACTTTTCAAATTGATGCTATCGTTGTTAGAGGAACAATCTATCCTGTGGCTGGACTTTATCAGTATACACAAACAGGCTATTGGAATGAAGACGTTAACTTCTTTACATCACCAACTGCCACGGGCCCTACCAGTAACATTAACTCAACACTGGCCACAGTTACTACCAGTTATTACTATGCGGGTTACTTTTTACCTGCTAATACAGGTGTATATAGATTTGGCATAAGCTCAGATGATGCAGGTTATCTATGGTTTGGCTCCACTGCCGCAACGGGCTATACTACTAGCAATGCCATTGTTGCACAGCCTGGATTAAGAGGGCAGAGCTACAGCTACAGCCGCAACATTCTACTACAGGCCGGAGTCTATTATCCCATTAGATACATAACTGGTAATAACGGTGGTGCAGGTGGACAGGCACTACAATGGAGTTATGCGGGCGGTGCATTTAGTAATGACGGCACTGGCCTTTATTTCTATAACGGTGACACCACGGGCATCTAAGGAGCCCAGAGTCCGTAGCGGCGAAGCCGCGGAGCGGTCAAAAGCAAAAAAATAAGGTGCCAAATAGTAGCACCTTATTATATTACTGCTAGTAGTCTTATCTATTCAAGACGTACATTGTGATTTCAAAACCAAAGCGCATTTCTGTCGCGGCGGGTGTAGTCCACATGGTGTTCTCCTTGTTAAAAAATAAGTACCTGTTGCCAAGTACTTATATGCATATTAACACAAAAACAGAGGTAAACCTATAGTGAAAATCATTAAAAGGCTCTAGCGATATTCGCTAGCCTAGTGTACTATGTGTTCTTCCCACTCGTCCTCTAGAGCAAACTCTAATTGTTCTGTATAAGCTGATCTGTCACCGTGCTCACATGCTACATCACAGTAGACCTGTAGTAGTGCGGCCATCATGATCTCAGGATTGAGTTTTAGAGCTTCTAGGCTGTCACAGTATTCCTGTATACGGTCAATGACGTATTCGCCTATTTGATCTGCTGAGCAGCCTGCTAACTCGGCTAGCTCTTCTTCTGTTACTTCAAGTTCCACACGTTCTAATGCCTGCATACTGTCGCTCCTTGTAGTAGTTGTCAATAGTATTTAACTGTACCGAATGGGTATACAGCGATTATAGAAAAATTTCGCGCAAAAATTTCAAATGGCAGAAACAGTGAAGCCTTGGTAGTTTTATAAATATTCATATGCATGAAACAAGCACTCCCTTGATCCGTCAGCTGTTAGTTGACTGTTGTGACCGTCAGGGTTGGCAATTACCAGAAGACATAGTTAACTACTGTACAATGGTATTGGCAGATCATGTCTCAAAGCCCAATTGGCAACCCCAACCCTCATACGCAGAACAATTTATGACTGTGCGTACTGTACAACAATATATCTCATTGGGAAATGAATGTTGGTTTACTAGAGCTGTATTTCCAGAGCTGATGGAACGGCGTGGTATTAAGTCAAGCTACTACGTTGACATGGGCACTGCCTGCTTTGATCAAGTGGTGACAAAAACAGCACATCCCACTGTGCGTAAGATTAGAGATCACTTTGAGTTTACTGCTGAAGTCTGCTGGACTGCTATACATGCTAAAGATGGCTTTAGAAGCATGTGGGACTAACAGTTTGTTTGACTGTCCGTTAGCATGTCCCTGTGGCTTAAGACAATGCCTTGCCCATTCGATCCGGGACGGATGTAATAGCGTTGTAGCCATAGTACGCGACCTTGACTACTGCGTGTAGGGAACCATGCCCAAAAGCGTGTATAGTTACGATCATTATAGACAACGGGCTTCATGGTATAGTAAAGTAGCAGATCACAGTGACTATGACAATAAAGTATATCCATCCAAACTGGCTCATGTGTGTAAACTCATGTGGTTCTGGTACACGCCTAAATACGTCAAAATCTGCATCGTATTCGTACTTGCATCCATTGTGTTCAATACGTGTCATATGGGTTCCCCGATTGTTAGTCAGAATATTTATATAGTGAATACAGGACTACGGGCCGAGTTCGGCCGCCCTTCGTGCAGTTTTAGATTAGAAAAACAGCCCTGAATGGGTCCTAGAGAGTTCTTGCGAGGATTCGCGTAAAAATTTTAATATACGGGTATTTTTCCACTGGCCTGGTGATTTTTAACCACTGGTAGTTGGACTACGCTGTTGTAGCAGTGCAACAATAATTTATTTTATAAGCCCCACCACCTCGAGAAATTATTTTTTATTTTCTCACCCCGCCAGTCAAAAAAAATCCTCTAAGCATGCCGGGAGCGAATCGGGCTTACAGGCTTAGAGGATCCCCCGGAGTACTACACAGCACCCCTCCGGGCAGGCTTACTACTATCTACAGCTAACGTTAGCGGCCGCTACGCATACAGCTGAGCTCTGCTACACGTTGCCAGTTACGCGGCATGCTAGCACGTAGGTCTGCAATCTTAAGCACCATACGCAAGCTCAACTCACGCATACGTTTAGCGTTGGCATTAATAAAGTCCACTACTTCAGCCTTGGCATCGTCCTCTAGATCGTAGTCGTCCAGCATGCCACAGTCACGTACTACTTGTCGTATACGTAACAGCTTCTCGCGCTCTGTATCAATAGTCAAGTCTAGGTAGTGACAGCGTGACTCTAAGGCTTCCAAGTGATCCTTAAGCTTCTTGCTCTTAACGTGATCGAACTTGATGTTGGTAATAAAGATAGCACCACCTTTGAACTCAAAGCTATTGGGCACACCCTCTGAGCGTAGCAAACGGCTGTCCGTATTCCAATGGATCATGCGCTTCTTGCTAGAGTCTAAAGCAGCCTTCAAAATGTTCAAGCTCAAGTCATCTAACAAGACAGAGTCACAGTCATCGAACACTAGTATACACTTCTTCTCTGAGAACTCGTAGAGCTTACTGTACAAGCCAATAGCACTCATTGCGCCCTTGACTACTTCATACTTGCGAAGCTTCTCGTCCTGTGCTACATCAGCGAACACATCGTGACGTGCAAGTACTTTCTCCACGCCAAAGCTCTTGCCCACACCTGGAGGACCTGTTACGATCATAGCACGTACATCACCCTTCTTTACAGCACGGGTCATGTCTTCTAGGATCTCAAAGCGTTCAGCGAGACGTGTCATGATCTCGTCATCAGTTTCCGTGAGGTTCTTCTCAACGGCCACTTGTTCAAGCGTCTTTACAGTGCCCTTGTCAGCACCTGCGGTCTCCAAACTCAAAACTCTGTATCCTTTAGTCATATGCGCTCCTGTGTGTTAATAAGTCAATATTATAGCATAAGTAGGCGCTGTTTGTCAACGCCCACTTATTTACTGTTAGTCCAATCTGCTACCTGCGTATGCATTCAATCCCAAACTTCTCAGGTATGTAGCATAGGCATTGGCGCCTGCTTCTTTGACTGAGATGCTCTGTGTAGGAATGCCTGCCGGATCCCACATGCTGAGGCATTTGGGTTTGTAGTCTTTGCGGAAGCCTGCTTTGATCAGCTCTTTGGCCTGCTTAGAGTTGGTACGATCCACGTAGACCTCAACCCAACCAAACCCGCAGGCATCACGCTCGCCTACCTGCTGGTACATGGCCTGTCCTGCTTGCTCTGCGAAGACCTTACCTGCTGTGATGAATTCTGCTGTTACCATAATGTTTCGCTCCATTGTGTTGTTTAAGTCTTTATTATACAGTCAAACAGCCCTAGTGTCAACCAAAGACCCTAGGGCTTGTAGGGTCAATAATGATGCTTTGAACCCACATAATTGAAGTCGTCCATAGGGTCCGATTCAACTTTGGTAAGCATATTAGCAGGCACTCTCCACAGGCCCATGCCCGTATCAACTGTGATGTATTTGATGGCCTTCTTAGTGACAAAGCCACGGGTGACTCGTCCGGTCTTTGAGCTGGTGAACTCTACATTGTCACCCACGCAGATGCCTGCTTTGGTACGCTCTGCCAGTCGGCTACGATTCCACTTGATGGCATCGATCATGCTACGGAGCTCGATGTCCGTCCAGGTCTGCAACATGATAGCTGAGTTAACGTCTTTGATTGATAACATAGTTCGCTCCTAGTTAGTGTGTGTAAGTGTATATTATAGCACCAAATGCTCAGGCTGTCAACCGATAAATCACGCCCTGTGGGCTGACTTTTTTGACAAATCCTTTGACAGTCCACTCAGCTTCTAGGGCTCTGAGATTCTGCTTGTCCTTTACAATAGCACCGTCAACTTTGATTGACACGCCCTTTTTACCATAGGCTTCGTAGATGCCCTTAGCGGCATAGACCATGTCCATGATCATCAGCATACGAGTGATCTGAGTCTGGACGCTCTGTGGGTAGTGGCTCTTGTTGTTGGTGTTACGGCGTTGGGCATCCTGTGCCGCGTACCACTTGGTTGGTGCTTCTTGTGTGTTGATCTCTAGTGTGTTCATTGTTTCGCTCCTTGTTTGTGTGTATGTATTATATGCTCAAAAAGCCTCAGTGTCAACCCGCGAAGTGCCCAGGCGTGTTGCAGGGTCTAGTGGCGGGCTGACACGTTGGCAATTCTTAGAGCCAGGGCTCAACCATAGGCACGGGCTTCTTCAGCACTCGTTTGACAAAGTCTTCTGGCTCGTCATCTGCACGGACTAGCATAAAGCCCATGCTCTCTACCAAGTCTACCTCGCAGATCTGAAGGTCCACGCCCGCCTTCTCAAAGGCAGTGTTCATCTTGCTCAGGGCATACTTGACGCCTGCTTCAAACACCATATGGTCTGTGTTAGTGACTTCTTCAAAGTCGAACTCTTTCTCCATGACCTCTGCATACTCCTCACCGTCTGCTACGATGAAAGGGCGGATCTTCTTCCAGGCCTTTTGATCGGTACAGTCAAAGTGATCACAGGCTTCGTTCAGGTCAAACGATGCGAAGTTGTTATAATTTACTTTAGCCATTTGGGTCGCTCCTTGTTGCTGTTTAAGTGTTTATTATACTATCATTTTGACATGATGTCAACCAAAGCCCTACGGGCATCAGGGTAATTACCCTTGTCTAAAAGCTCTTCAAACGTCTCTAATACCACCAGTCGCTGTAGGGCTTCTGCTTCCTGTCGATCCTCTGGGCTCAGAGTTTCCATCCAGGCTTCAAGGTCCGTGTACTCTTCGATCTCCCACATCTCGTCCAGGAGCTCTACTTGGTGTTGGGTTAGGCCTTCGATTCTCATGCCATCTCCAACATCTTTGTTGGGTAAGTGATGGTGCCATCCCACTCCAACTGGCT